ACGCTCTACGACCTGTACAGCGAGTTCGGCATCACGGCCAAGACCGTGGCCTTCGCGCTGGGCACGGCCGGCACCGAAGTGCTGCTGAAGGTGCTCGAAGTGAAACGCCACATCGAGGACAACCTCAAGGGCGAGTTCATGACGGGCATCCTGTGCCTGTGCTCGCAGGGCTTCTACGACGCCTTCACCACGCACGCCAAGGTGAAAGAGGCCTTCCAGTACTATCAGCGCAACCAGCAACTCGGCAACGACTACCGCACCGGCTTCACCTTCGGCGGTGTGACGTTCGAGGAGTATCGTGGCCAGGCGACGGACGCTTCCGGGAACGTGCGGAAGTTCATCGCCGATGACGAAGCGCACTTCTTCCCGCTGGGCACGGCCAACACCTTCCGGACTTTCTTCGCGCCAGCGGACTTCAACGAGACGGCGAACACGCTGGGGCTGCCGCTCTACGCCAAGCAGGAGCCGCGGAAGTTCGGCCGCGGCACAGACCTGCACACGCAGCAGAACCCGTTGCCGATCTGCCTGCGGCCCGAAGTGCTGGTGAAGGGCACGAAGACCTAACCATGAGCAGTTGGGAGTCGGCGGTAAGTGGACTGAACGCGGCCGTCGTGAATGCGTTCGGCCGCGACGTCCTCTACCTGCCCGAGGCCGGCGGGCAGACCACCGTCCGCGCCGTGTTTCAGGCGGTACGGGAAGCCGAGGATGCCTCACCGGGTGTCTATGCGGTACTGTTTGTCCGGCTGGCGGACTTGGCTGCGGCGCCCGTCCGCGGCGACGAGGTGGAGGTCGGCGGCACCCGGTACAAGGTCTTCGATATCGAGGTCGATGCGGAGGGTGCCGCCGTGCTGAGGTTGCGACAGGTGAATTGATGCCCACCGTCAGGGTCTACCAGAAGAAGCAACTCCGGCTCGACCTGCTCAACTTCCGCCAGCGGCAGATGTATGAACTGGGCGGCACGGGTGTCACGGCGGTGAAGGCGCGACTGGGGGCAGCGCAGGGTCCAGGCGACAGTGCAGCCAAGCCTCTCACCAAACGCTACGCGATCTTCAAGACGCGAAAGGGTTTGGGCAACCGCCGCAACCTCACCTTCACTGGCGACCTGCTCCGCAACTTCCAGGTCCGCACGGTGAGCGAGAACCGGGCCAAGGCCAGCGTCTCGACCCGCAAGGACCGCATCAAGGCTTGGGCCAACCAGAAACGCGAAGAGTGGATGGTGTTTTCGCCGAAGAACAAGGCGGTGGTTGTCGAAGCAGCGCGGAAGATGCTGGACGCGATGAAACCGCGCTTGCTGGTGGAGAAGGTGCTCGGAGGTAAGCAGCGATGATCAACCCGGCAGATCTCGTGGATGGCCTGGTCGCGCTCCTACGGGACATCCCGGAACTGGTGGCGGAGATGGGCGGCGATGAGCAGCGCATCTTCGCATACCACGATCAATATCCGAAGCGCGCAAGCCTCGCGAACGCGATCCACACGGCCCCGTCGCCCTCGATCATGGCGACGTGGCAAGGTACGACGCCGGGCAGCTTCGGTGGCGTCGATGTCTGGAAGCACCAGGTCACCTTGTACCTGCGGGCACGGGAGACCTTCGATGGCGATCCGCCGACGGCGTACTACCGGCTCTTCCGGCTAATCACCAAGGGTGTGCCGGCCACGTTGGGCGTGCCGATGGTAAACGCTACCGTGCATCCGTCCTGCTACCCGATGGACCTGCCGCTCATCCAGCGGCAAACCGATGCCGAGGGCCTCGATTACTTCGAGGTCCCACTCACATTTACGGAGATGGGAGATGACTGAAACCGTCTGGATGATGCCCCCGCACGGGCAAGGCGAGCCACGGGAAGTGGAAGCCACGCCGGCTCAGTTGGTGCCGCTCATGATTACGGGCTGGAGCCAGTGCCCGCCACCGGAGAAGGAGAACCATGTCGACGACGAGACTCCAAGAAATTCAGATCTGCTTCGGTAAGGGCAAGCAGACCGACATTGCGACTGCTCAAACTGCCGCCAACATGTGGCAGCTGCGGAAGCTTAATGCCGCTCTGGCCAACCCGAAGCTCAACACCGAGAACGATGCCGAGGAGTACGGCAAGGGCCACGAGTTTCCGACCCAGACCTTCAAGACGTCCTGGGACGTGAGCGGCACCTTGGAGAAATACCTCAGTGCCGAGATCGCGGCATGGGCCATGGCGTTCGGGCTGGGCAAGGTGGTGAAGTCCGGCACGACGCCGAATTTCACCTACACGTGCACGCCGCTGTTCCCGGCGACCGGCGATGCCGCAGAACTGCCGTATTTCTCCTTCGTCGAGCAGATCCGCCCGGGCGCGGGCGTCGTGCTCGACCGTATGGCGGTCGGTTGTGCTGTGGAATCGTGGCAGCTTACCGTCGGCTCCGGCCCCGGCCGCGCCAACTCAAAGATCAACGTCGAGTTTGTCGGCTCCGGCGAGGTCATCGATTCAGCCACTGGCATCACCATGCCGGCGGCCACAGCGGAGAAACTGCTGCCGTCGGCGTCCTTGATGCTCACGATCAACGGCGTCGACTACGTCACCAACAAGAACATCGTCTCGCTCGAAACCGGGTGGAAGAATAACCTCCGCATGGACGCGGGCTTCTTCCCCGGCTCCGGGTTCCAGGCCGCCGGTGACGGGTCTTCGGGCGCGATCCGCGGCCGCCTCGAGTTCGGCAATCGCCAGGGCAATCTCAAGTTCGTCGCCCGCTTCGAGAATGGCTCGACGGAGTATACGAAGCTGAAGGCCCAGACCACGGGCACGGCTGTCATCAATCTCTCCTTCGACACGAACAACTCCCTTCAGATCACCTGGCAGAAGATCGCCTACGCCACCACGGAACTCGCCGAGACGGACGGCATCCTCACGGTGGCCGTCGATTGCACGCCGCTTTACGACTCAACCAACGGCATCATCACCGCCGTGGCCAAGTGCAACGTGGATCAGATCTGCCAGTAAGGAACGACTTCATGGAAACGACAACTCCTGTTTTCGACGCGACCCGCCCGGTCGCCATCAACCTGCATACCCCGGAAGGTCTGAAGGCCATCCGAGTCCGCTTCCCAACCGATGCGGAGTGGACGGAGCGCCAGCGCCGCCGGAAGGTGATCATCAAGCAGCTCGGCCGCGGAGTCTCCGAGACGACAGTCGCCAACGCGGAGGACGGCGATGCCGCGTTGCTGAGCAAGATCCGCGACGGCGAGGAACCGGCAGTCGATCCCTTCGAGGCGAGCCGGATCATCGACCAGTTGAGCCAGGCAGAAGTGGATGACGTGGTCCAGGCCGGCGATGCCTTCCGTGTCTCGACCCGGGTGCTTGGCGGCGTCACGGCACACACGCTGAAGATGCCTTCGGCGAAGGACATCTTCGAGTACCGGCGCAGCTTCGCCCGGATCCTCGACCTCCCCTTCAACCGCCAGGAACTTACCATCAACTTGGCCGCCGCAGGTACGCTCTATAAGAGGTTGTCGCAGGGCGCGGAAGGCTACGCCGGCGAGGTGCCCGTCATCCACCAGGCCGTCGCAGTGAAGGCGGCGATCGACGCGCTCGAGGCGGGCTTCCAGGACGACCGGGACCCAAACTCCTGACCGGCGAGTGGCCGGAACAGCCCTCCCTCCGGTACCTGGTCCACTGGGCCCTGCGGCGCGATGAACTCTGCGATCCGGGACTCTGCCAGGACGCGCCGGACGGCGGCCGGTGCGATCATTGCCCGCTGGATCGTTTGGACGCGGCGCAGTCATCAGAAACCGGCCTACTCATCCGCCGCGCCATCGACCTCCGGTCAGCCCTGAAGCTGGGCGTGCGCATCGGACTCGACGAGATCCGGGCTGATGAGTTCTTCGCCATGCTGATCCTGGAGGAAGAGCGAGAAATTTGGGAACGCACGAAATTCGGTCGATCGTAAGGCTCGGACCTTGGGAGTGGTTCTCACTTGCCGCGATAAACGGCGGGCGGCTTGATGACAACAGGAACGCCGCAATCAAACCCTACAATCCGGAAAGCGCTAGAGATCTCATCTGTTGGGTCCGACCGCAGCGATTCGGCCGGATGAATTGAACTGGAAAATGCGCCTGGGTTCTTTACCACCTCCCGCAGGAGGCAGACGTCCCTTTGATGGTTCGAGCGGGTGCCGGCTTTCTTGTGGGACACGAAGCCCTCAAACAGACGGACTGCAACGGGCAAGTTCCCCTCAACAATCGGACGTACAAGGTACATGGCTGCGACCATCACGGCACATGCAGCCCCGAAATACCAGTACCGAGCTTGTTTCCCTTCTGTGTCGACAGCTCTGCCTTTGGGATTGCCGCGCTGGTCAAAGCAGACAGAGAGAGGAGCCTCCAGTACAATGTGCACCGGCCTTTGGGCACTGAAAACGTGACTCAGGACCTCACGTTTCGCATCGGCGAATCGCAGGCACCTGGGCGACTCATCTCCTATCAACAACCCGCAACTTCGGGCGTTGTTTGAAAAACCGAGATCGAGAAAGACCCATGTAGCGTCTTCCCACCTGATCTGCTCTGGTCGACCAGCCTCAATCATGCGTAGCACTCCGGCAGATCGCAATTTAGCACGACACCGTGGCCGATAACAAGCTCGAACTCGTTGTTGAAGTCGACGTCAACAGGGCTAATGCGTCCATCAAGACGGTCAATTCGGGTCTGTCGAGCATAGAGCAGACCGCAGCCAAGGCCGCGCACGGAGCATCTTCCGGCATCGACGGCATGACCGCCGCCATGGTGAAGGGCGCCACTGCGGGCAGTCTGCTCGCCGACGCCATCAAGAGCGCGGTCGCCTGGGCCAAGGAGTTCACGGTGGGCTCCGTCATGATGGCTGCCGAGAACGCCAAGGCAGAAGCTTCGCTGAAAGCGCTGGCAACCGCGCACGGAGTGGGTGCGGCGGCGGCCACGAAGCAAGTGGCGGCGATTGAAGAGATCGGCTTCGAATTCACAGAGGCGGCACATGCCGTGCAGCGCCTCATCGTCGCCGACATGGACTTGGGCAAGGCCGAAGGCCTGGCTAAACTCGCGAAGAATGCAGCGGCGGTGCAAAACGTGTCCGCCGGCGAAGCGATGGAGGCGATTGTCCTCTCCATCGAGTCCGGCGCTTCGCGCGGGCTTCGCACTCTGGGGCTGTTCGTCGACTTCCAGAAGGAAGTCCTCATTCAGGAACTGAAGCTGGGCCGCGCGCTGACCGATGCCGAGGAGAAGCAGGTTCGGTACAACGCGGTGATGCGCGAGGGAGCCAAGATCCAGGGGGCCCATGCCGCCGCCTCTCAGACCGTGGAGGGGCAACTCGGAGCACTGCGCCGCGAGTTCAACAACCTGCGGGAGGACATTGGTGCCAAGTTTCAGGATGATCTTCGGGCACTGATCGGCAATCTGCGGGGCCTAGTCGGCTGGTTGAAAGAGAACACCGACCTCCTCACCAAGTTTGGTGAGACGGCGCTGTGGGTCGCCGGTGTACTCGCCACCTATGGCCTCGCCGCCAAGATTATGGATCTGGCCAAGGCGATCGCCGCTCTCAACCTGGCCAGCCTGAACCCGTATGCTCTGCTCGCCGGTGGCGTGGTTGCGGCGGGCGCCATCGTCTACTCGGAGTGGAAGACCACCCAGGAACAACTCAAAGCACGCTACGACGAAATGGAGCGCCAAGCCCTCCGCGACGACCTCTTCAAGGGCAAGGTCAAAGTGGATGACCTGCGAAAGAAGGGCATGACGGATGACCAGATCCGGGAGTTGATTTCCGGCAAGAAGATGCTGCCGGGCGAGACCTTCGAATTCGGCGGCCCGAAGATCACCGTCAAAACCTCGAACGAGCCGGACCTCGATGCTCTGAAACGTGCGCAGGAGATTCGGAAACGGCAGGCACAGGCAGAGCGGGATTCTCTCGAAGCGGCGTTGGCGGCAGAGGCTCATGGTGTCACGGGGCCCGCCAAGATCCTGCTCGAAATGCGGAAGGAGATCTCGAAGTACACCTCCTTCGTCGATGACCGGGGCGCCACGCATCAAATGCGTCTCACCGCGAAGACGCGCGAGAACCTTGAGCGAGAACTGCGCGCGAAGGTTCGGCAGATGCAGAAGGAGGAGATGGCCGACTACCTCAAGGAACAGCAGGAGGCGGACCAGCAGCGCCTTGCCTGGGAGTCGGACCTCTACCAGAAGCGCCTGGCCAACAACGAGGAGATCGCGCGGCGGAACCTCGATCATCTCGCCGACGTGTACAGGTTCGAAGAGCAGCGCGCGGGCTACGGGCGCGATGCCCAGTTGCGGGCTGTCGAAGCGCTGGACGCGCAGACGCTACGGCAGAAGCTCTGGGTCGAGCAGCGGAAGATGGAGATCGAGGTCGCCTATCTCCAGCGTGTGAGCGACATCAAGCTGCGGCTGTTCGACCTCGAGACCACGCGGATGCTGATTGAGGAAGGGGCCAACCTGAAGCGGCTCGGCTACCAGGCCGACGAGGTCCGCGCGCGGATCGCCGAAGTCACTGAGCAACGCCAGGATCTGCGCGGCCAGCAGCAGGAGGCTAACGACGCCGCCATCCTGGCAGCGCGGGAAAGCGCTGCCATCCGGCAGGGCCAGATCATCCGCGACGAGAATCGACGGATCTTCGATTCCTTCAAGCGCCAGGCCGAGGGCGTCTTCGATGCGCTGCTGACGAAGTCGCAGTCCATCTGGTCCGCGATTGGCAACTCGCTGAAGACCGCCCTGCTGACGGCCATCAAGGACGTGGTGTCCTCACGCGTGGCAGCGATGTTGATGCAGTTGTTCACCGGGCAGAAGGTGACGTTCCAACAGGGCGGGATGGGTGGCGGCGGAATGCTCGGCAAGCTGGGCGGCATCCTCGGCGTCGGGGCCGTGCCCGTGTTTGCCGGTGGCGCGCCGGGCGGGACGCCACCATTCGTGCCGTCCGGTGGCGGTGCACCATCGATCATTCCGTCTGTATTCGGTGCCCCGACTGCTGCCACCCCGCCCTTCGTCCCCTCTGCTGGTGGCGCGGCCGGAACGGGCGGCATCCTCTCGAAGGCCGGATGGGCTGGTTTCTTGCCCGGCTTGAAATCGTTCTTCGGGATCGGCGGCAGCGTGCAGTTGGCGCCTGGTGTCGCCACCACCTGGGAAGCGGCCACCCTCGGCCAGAAGCTTTCCGCCATCGGCAAATCGAATGCCGCGCTGATGGCGGGCGCGATGCTGGCCTTCGACGGCCTACGCCGCGGCGGCTTTACGGGTATGGCAGAGACCACGGCGGGCGGCGCGATGATCGGGTTCAAGTTCGGCGGACCGCTCGGCGCTGCAATCGGGGCGGCCGCAGGACTGGTCGCCGGTATCGTGCGCCTCTTCGTTAAGGGTGCTGAGGAGAAGGCCAAAGCGAAGATCAAGGCCCTCTACGGTGTTGATATCGCCGACAAGGGCGTTCTGAAGCAGATCGTCGATACGGCAAAGTCGGCTTTTGGCGGCAACCTCGATCTGGCCATCCGCTCACCACAGATCCGCGATCTGATCCAGTTGTACGCGATGACCACCGGACAGAAGCCTACCGGAATGCCCGGCACCGTGACGCCACTCTCATTGGTTGAGACCGCCGGTTCGCTGTTCCAGTCGCCGTCCTACAGCAATGGCAGCCCGCTGCCGGGACTGATCGGCATGCCTTCGCTCGACAAGATCGGCGGCGGTACGCCGTCGGCCGCGGGTCCCACGGTCATCAACATCACCGTGCCGGGGGCGAAGGAGTTTTTTGAGAAGGAGACCGTGCGCGTGGTGGTGGAGAATCCGCGCGCGGTCCAGTCTGCCGCGATGACGGCGACGAAAGCTAATGCCGGGAGGCGTGAGATGACGGGGCTGCAGCTCAGTCCGGGGTTGATCGTGTCGTGACCCGCCAGGAACTGCTCGACAAACTCGCGCGTGCGATTGCGCAGATGGAGGGGTTCTTCTCGGCGCATCCGAGTCTCGCGCAGCGCAACGCCAATCCGGGGAACCTCCGCGCCTGGCGGGACGCGAAGGGCCGACCCTACCCGACGAGCGGCGGCTACGTGGACTTCGTCGCCTGGGCTTCAGAGCGTTTCCCTGGGGCTTCGCGCGAGGAGATGAGCCGCCGCGCGCTGGAGGAAGGCTGGCGGATCCTGCGCGTGCTCGCCGGCCAGTACATCGACGGGCGATACACCGGAGGCAAGGCACCAACGGTGGAAGAGATGTTTCGCACCTACGCGCCGGAGTCCGATGGAAACGATCCAGCAGGTTACGCCCGCTTCGTGGCGGCGAAGCTTGGCGTGCAGCCGGACCGGCGGTTGATTGACCTGGTGACAGCCTGATGCCCGGTTCGGTTCAGAATGCCGTGCCCTTGACGGTGATGCCTGCGAGCCTCTCGCGCTCATTCGCCCACGAGCGGGACTATCCGGTCGTCGAAAGCGAGTACCGGAACGGCGAGTCGCAGCGGTCTGTGCAGACGGCGAACAGCCGCAAACGCTGGAGGCTGGCAAAGCGGCCCACACCGGTCCAACTCGCAGCGCTCCGCGACTTCTACGATGCCCGCAAGGGCCCAACTGAGCCTTTCTACTTCTACGACCCGTATGAGACGAGCCCCAAGTTCTCGACGGACCCAACCGGCCAGGCCGTCGCGGGCCGTTACACTGTGCGCTTCGCCGGCGATTGGAGCCAGTCCGTCGACCTCGGCCGCGCGGACGTGCAGATCGAACTGATCGAAGTGGCCTGACCGCGCACTTTACTGCCTGACTATGTCGACCGAGATCTCCACCGCCGGAATCGTTCCTCTGTTCTCAAGCCAATGTGTGGTGTTCCTATCCTCGGGCCAGCCCACTCCCGGTCCGTAGTCCGTAGCGACTCCATTTCGATGTTCCGTGATCGTTCCTTGCAGTATGTAGACGATGCCTGGCCGGTCTTTGTGGTCGTGAATCGGGCCGAAAACGCCTCCAGGCTCGATGGTCACCATACGCATTCGAAGTTGGCGCCCTGCCATGCCCTCGATCTCAGGGCCAAGGTCAACACCTGCAAGTAACTTCACCGTAACGCCTTTCGTCTCAGGTGCCACCTGTTCGTTGCTCATCGTGCTCTCCCGTCTTCTCAACACAGTTTAGATGGACTCATAGCCATCTGACCATCGTTGAAGGCTCCCTTCCAAATGCCTGATTACATCGGCAACATCGCGGTGCCGGAGATCGCGGCGAGTGGCGTGTTGCCGCTCGTGCCGGATTTCCCACATGGCAACTCCCGCGTGCGCGAGGTCGCGACCCATCAGTTCGGGTCGGGAAACGCCAAGATCGAGCAGCGATTCCTTCTGGGTACGGGCGCGCGACGGTTCACGATTCGCAAGCAGTGGCTCTGCGACGCCGATCGAGTTGCCCTGCGCAACTTCTGGGAATCGAAGTACGGGCCCTACGGCTCCTTCACGTACAACGCGCCCAACGATGACGGAGGCGGCACGACACCGGTCACTTGCCGTTTCGCCAACGAGCCGCTGTCTTGGGAGATGGTCGCCGATTGGGCCTGCTCGCTCGGCGTCACGCTGATCGAAATCCCCACGACGTCGCCTTACTACTCGCTCACCCAGACCGTCAATCGCTTCCCGCCCTCTGCCCTCCAGACCGCGCTGCTCTCTCAGGAGCAGGAGATCGTCCCGCTCGTCCGCATCCAGCCTCTCCAGTCCGGCTGCCCGGCAATTTACGTCTCCGACCGCCGGTGCACCGTCGGCGGCCAACTCTTCCAGGCGCGCTTGCTGGAGTTCGACGGGATCTCGCAGTCCATCGGCAACGAGTCAGACGAAGCTCAGTTCGTCTTTGGCAACGCCGACCGCGTGATGCGGGACCTGGCCAACGATGTCGACCTGTTCCGCGCCGCGCTGGAGTTCTCGCTCTTCCACGTCGGCACTGGCACGAAGATCGACCTCTGGAAGGGCGAGATCGTCAACTGGTCCTGCGACGCTGGGCCCGAGTTCAAGGTCACCGCGGCCGATGGCCTTTACGAACTGAACCTCCCCTACCCGACCCGCAAGATCTCCCGCACTTGCTGGAAGCCGTTCAACTCGCAGGCGTGCCCGTACTCTACCGTCGGCGCGCTCGACCTGGTCCACTTCCCGAGTGCCGACGCCTCGAAGTGCGACAAAGGCTACGAGACGGAGAATGGCTGCCTCGCGCACGGCATGAAGCGCTACTACGGCGGCATCCTCGCTGAGCCGCAGGGCGTGCGCATCAAGGACAACTCCACCGGCGTCTGGGGCTTCGGCCGCTCAACAATCACCAGCGTCTCGCTCGTCGCTGATTCGATCTACGACCAGATCGTGCCCGAAATCTATACCGACAGCGAGATGCCGGTGAACTGCAAGGTCGCCGCCGGACGCGACGAGAGCGATTTCTACGAGGGCCTTGGCATTGTTGGTGAAGGGCCGCTTGGCGCATACACCCCGGCCCACTACGAGGACCTCGACAACGACGCCACGGCCGAGACGTTCGTCGGCAGCACGCTCGACGGCCAGGCGCACCACGGCTACCCGAACAACAACTACGGCCTGCGCCAGTGCCTCGGTGCCGATCCCGCCGCGCCAACGGACTTCTTCTCTCTGGACCAGTCCGGCAACACCACCGGAGGCGATTGGCGCAAGGTGTACTCCGGCAACTCGACCTACAAGGATAACTTCGCCGCCGGGACGGCATTCATCGTGATCCGGCGCAGCGACGCCAAGGGACTGCAACTATCGAAGCCCGGCGACCACGCGATGGTCGCTAACGTCCAGTCCGGGATGAGCGGCTGGGTGTGGACCTCGCCGGGTGTGCGCGTCTACGGTCCGCCGCTCACCAATCCGGTCTGGGTCGCCATCAACATGCTGCTCCGGGCGCGCGGCCTGCGGCTGGGCGCCAACGCCACCACCCAGCAACTGGACCAGGCCGAGACGCTCTTCGATGTGCAGGCGGCCATCGATGCGGCAGCGATTTGCAATGACCAGGTCACCAAACTGGTCGGCTCCGGCAGCGAGACGCAGTTCAAGTTCCGCGGCGTGCTCCAGGAAGAGAAGCCCCTCCGCGACTGGCTCCAGGAAGTGCTCATGAACTGCCTGGGCTACTACACGTTCGCTGCCGGCAAGCTCAAGATCGGTGTCCGGGAGAACTCATCGGCGACGGAGGCCTTCACGCAGGGCAACATCCTCTTCAACTCCCTGCAACTGGCTCCGCTCAAGCCGTCCTTCAACCACCTCACCGCCAACTTTGCCGACGAGGACTACCAGTTCGTCAACAACTCTGTCAGCCTGTACGAAATCGATCACGCAACACTGATCGGCGGCGGTGCCGGCCCGCTGTTCCTGAAGTCAAACGTGAACCTTTCGGGGACCGCCTCCAAATCCCAGGCGGCCCGCATCGTGAGTGTGCGATTGCGTGAGGAACTGGGCGGCACCTCGCCTGCCGAGTGGAAGGCCGCGCGGCAACTATCGTTCCGCACTACGGTGCTCGCCCTCAACACCGAGCCCGGCATGGTGTGCTCCATGACCCATCCGGACATGCCCAACGGCTCCGGAGAGTTCCGCGTCACCTCCTGGCGGCTCAACAAGGACTACTCGATCGACATCCAGGGCCGCACGACGACGGACTCCATGTACGACCTGGTCGCTGGCCCGAAACCTGCCGATGTGGTTGCCGCTCCCGTGCCCGAGGAGGTCCTCATCGACACCGGTGTGCCGGGGATCGTGCACGGCACGCCGAAGCTCTTGGATTACGGCTCGTTTGCGGTCGATGATCTCGCGGTCGAGCCCGACGCCGCGGGCAACCTGAATATCATTGGCGCGACGGAGATCGCAATGGGCCTCTACTACGTGGACGAGTTGGCCACGGACCTGTGGGCCAGTCTCGACGCCTCCATCGACAAAGACACCGATCCCGTGACCGTTTCCTGCACCGTGAATCCGAACACGGCGCGCACCTTCCGCGTCGGCGACTACATCATCTTCAACGACGAGGCTGCCGACGCCAACCACTCCGGCCGCCGGTCCTACGAATGCGCGCAGATCGTCGGCCCCGGCAACACCGGCGACGTGGTCCCATCCGGTTCCTTCAAGATCCAGCGGCGGCCTGTCGGCGACGCGCGCGAAGACTGGGCCTCGTTCGAGACGTTGCGGTGCGCCCACCTAAAGGGTGTCAGGTTCTACCGGCTCGACATGAAGATGTTCACCATGGCCGTGAAGAAGGGTTTCTTCCGAACGCCGGGACTGCCCGCGCGCATCGAAGCGAAGCTCCCTTCGGCCTGCATCGTGGCCGCCGTGGTCGGAGTAGCGAACCACTTTGGCTACGGCCCATTCACCGACTTCCCGCTCTCCCACCACAACGAACCGTTTATGCCCGGCGAACGCACCTGCTCGGGCGGCGCCTACACATTCCAGATTCCGGGCGCGCTCGCAGCGCAAGATGAGGTGGCGATCCCCATGAAGGTCCACGATCCAACCTCGCTCCGGTGCGTCTTTGCTTACGTGCAGCAGCCAACCACTGACGGGCAGTCCGCCTACGTCGTGAAGATCAGCCGAGACGGTGGCGCGACCTGGGAGGTGCTGGAGAAGATGGGCATCGCACAGAAGCTGCCGGACGGGTACAAAACCACCTACGACTATCTGGTCGACGCCGGCTATGGCCCGCCGGAAACGCGCCGTCTGCCGTATGCCGACTACGGACTGTTCAGCCTCAACGCGATCACCGGAAGTGGCACGGCGCAGACCATCGCAACCGCTTCTTACGATGCCTCGACCACCGGTCTCGAGGTAGGCCGGTTTGTGTTCCTGGAGTTCGGAACGGAGAGCGAGGAGTGTGTGGAAGTTCTGGCGGTCGACCCAGACGCGCAGACCTTCGATGCTGTGGTGACAAAGGACCACCCGGCCTGCTCGATTCGCCCGTGCATTTGGCCGACACCGATTCTTCACGAAGGCAACGATCTGACGTTCGACATCAAGGTGGTGGCATCGCCGAATCCGGGCGCCGATCTGACAGTGGTGATTCAGACGTAACAGCGATCGGTAGCTCAGCGGAGGAGTCGGTATCCAGTGTCCGTCACAATCTTCTCCAGCGTTTTCGCTGACACAACGCCGGATTCGTAGACAATCGTCGCTTTGCCGGATTCAAAATCGACTGTCGCCGTCTTGACGCCGACGATGTTTCGAAATGAGCTGGCCAGGCCACTGGCGCAGGCCGGGCAGGTCATCCCGGTGACCTTGAGATGGAGTGTAGCGAGGGCCCGAGCATTTTCAGCACGCTGCGAAGCATTCTGTGGTGCCGCACGAGCAACTCGACTGGAGTAGTAAGGGAACGCTGCAACGGCAACCACAACGAGAACCACGGGCCAAAGCATTCGATTCGCTCTTGGTGTTTTGCTACAGTCAGTACCCGGTGTGCACGCAACTCGAGTTTGCCGGCGGGCGAGGATGACACCAGCACTGAGCAACAACAACGAGACGCCTAGTGTACTGTAGCGCAAATAGCTTGTAATAATACAGCACTCGTGCTAGCCTAAAGCATGGCACGTCCGATTGTCGTCTTGGAGCTCTCGGCCGGCGA